CGCTCGTTGGCTAATAGCAATGCACCTGCAAAGAAGATTGGTATGTCAGTATTCACTGAGGAAGGACACGATTATCTGGTTGTGGACACGAAACATGGTGTTTGCGTTGTTCACGCAGAGAGCTGCCCTTGTCATAAAAATAAGTAGTTATGGACAAAACAAAATTACATTCATCATTACTCTTCCTGATGCTAAAACTGGAAGAGGCAAAGAGCAACCCGATGTCTGACAAGAACTTTGTTGCTGCATTGACGGAAGTGCTCAGATATTTCCGTGACAACGGAGAGTTGAAGAAAGCCTATGAAATCCAAAAGGATTCATTGGCAGACATGGCTAATGGTTCTTGGGTGAAAGCACTAAAGGACTATGTTTACTCAAAATGTCAGGAAGACGGAGTTGATGTAAAGTTACCTGATATAGATGAACTTATTAAGAAACTAGCTTCTGATGAGTTCATCGAAAAGAAAATCAAGGATATTCTTGGAGATAACAATGTGGACGGAAAGGAGGAATAGCTTATGTGTGAATTGTTATTTGACATTTTTCTTTTTTCTTGTACGACTGCTATAGGGTTTATAATAGGATATTATTCACGAAAGTAAAATAGATTATGAAAATAGAAATTAAAAGAGTAACAGACTGGCAGCGTGTTGTGGATGCTGCTCGGTTCACACAAGGCAAGGAACCGCTGGGACATGAGCCTAGCGATGAGTTCAAGAAACAGATGATTCTCAGCGAGCATTCTCCGCTCAGGGAATTGGAGTTCGATATTAAGATGTATGGTATACCATATTGGGTGAGTAACCATTTTGTTCGCCATGTTCATGCTCAGCCATTCGTTTCCACATCTAGACCAGATATTACTGGCTCCAAGGTATCTCGTCACGATATGCGTCAGGATGATTTGGTCAACTTGCAACTATCCCTCAACGCTCAGGAGATTATCAATATCTCGAAGTTGAGACTCTGCAACAAGGCATCAAATGAGACAAGAGAGGTGTGGTACTTTGTTATTGATGAATTGGCACGTATCGAACCTTTGCTTGCATCCGCTTGCGTTCCTCAATGTGTATATAGAGGTTTCTGCCCTGAGCCGAAATCATGCGGAAGAACTAAAAGCAACATATTTTCAGTCATAAGAAAATACTACAAAAATCTCGAAACATATTAAAGTAACCAATGAAATATCCAAAATTTAACGTCAATGAATTTGTCGGTGGGCACTTCGAGTACACCACTCCCTGCCCATTCGGCATTCAAGGCAAGTACACCCATGAAGTCCTGATGGTAGGTAGCCTTGCTTGCCAGCGATGCGAGCACTTCCGAGGTATCAACAAAGAAGATGGTATCGTATCTTGTGGAATCGAATAGTTTTAAGAGTGCAGCCTATCTGCATTCTTCTTAATAATTAATCAAATTTTATATATGAATACAAAGAAAATCTCAATTATCCAGCGCATCAAGGAGAAGTTCCTTGGTAAGCAGTTCTTTATTGCAGTTATCGCTAACAAGGGAACCAGTTCCTACTTCGTTAACTCTACCATCTACCGCTCAGAGAAGGAGGTGAAGGCTTACAAGAAGTACATCACCACAGACGAGCGTATGAAACAGAGCTTCGATTTCGTAGGCTATTACGGTTTCCGTTCAAAGTTCGACTTCCGCATTCCTCTTAGCGGAAAGCCAGTATCAGTTGAAGAGGCAAAGAAACTGGCAGAGAAGTAGTATGGGAAAGTTGATAGACCTTACTGGACAGCGTTTCGGCAGATTACTCGTCTGCCGAAAATCTGATAAAGAGAACCACCAGCATGGTGCGTTCTGGATATGCAAGTGTGATTGTGGCAGGGGTTGTACGGTTCTAGGTTCTGCTCTTCGTGACGGACGAACCAAATCATGTGGCTGTTACCGCTCAGAGCGAGCATCTGCCATCATCACCAAGTATGGCAACCGCAATGGCAGACCAAAGCGGAAAGAGAAAGTTAACGGATAATATACATTTTATCACTTTTCATATTATATTTGCAACATGAAATTCAAGTATTTAATAGATAAAGTCAATGGTTTCAGGCACCGCAACGTTTTTGTGGTACTGGACGGAAGAGCCAACTCGGTCACGCTCTCCAAGGGCATCTATGACCATATCATGCAGAAGGAGCGAACAGACAATTCCATCTTCGTGTTCAGGTTATCTGACCGAGGTACATACGGATTCTGCATGCGTGAGGACTGGGAAGAACTTCGCAAAGCCAACACCGCCTTCGCTCAGCTTCAATTTAATCAGAAGTATAAGAAGGTAGGTTTCAGAAGTGACTACCCTTCCATCACCGCCATTCTTGATGATTACAATCTTCCTCTCAACAGAATGGTTCGCCTTACTTGCATCCCACGCAAGTCAACCAAAGGCGAACCTTATTACGAAATCATGCGACCAAACTTAAATTCGAGCACATGGCAACAAGACAAGAAGTAATACTCAAAGGGCTTACCCACTCTCCATCCGACTACGATTGTCAGGATGGGGAGTTGGCAACCTGCCTCAACCTCATCAACGAAGATGGGGAACTCCACCCTATTCACCAGCCAGTGGTGGTTGATGAGAATATCTACATTCCTGATGGAACCACCATCGAAATGGTTCACAAGGTTAGCTACGACAATGCCATCCATTCCCACTACATCATTCATGGCAACTCATGGTATTGGAAAGAGAAAGGTGGAAACGGAGAAGCCCACTCGATTACTGGAATGAGTTCTTTTCATGTGAATGCGGTTACAGCCGTAGGCAACATCCTATGCTTTGTCGGAGAGAGCAAGACCATATATGCGTACTGGAAGGATGGTCAATATGTACTGATGGACTTCTCCACTATTAAATATGCTGGTATCAGCGTAAGAGAAAACAGTAACAAGACATACGATGTAATCGAAACTAACGATACTGTTTCTGACATAGATGACCATGCAACAGACAAAGGTAATCATTACATCAAGTTCAAGGATAACATTGACGGAAATGCAGCCCACAAACTCTTCTTAGCCAAAGATGCCTACCTGAACAAGAAGATGGATGATGAATCTTTCAAGTATGTTCAGTTTGGTGTATTGGCATTGAAGCTGTATGATGGTAGCCACATTCTTGTCGGGAACCCTTTTACCATCACAAACGGTGAAGGTGTAGACAACAACATCAATCTTTGGTACGCATACCAAGGTGCTACATTTCAGGTAGAAGGACAAGGAGAGAAGTTCACTTCTACAGACAGAACTCATTATGCCGTACACCTTAAACAGAGCCTATTCAAGTACAAGTTAAAGATTGATTTCAGAGACATAAGCAAATACGAAGACATCATTGATGGTGTAGATGTTTTCGTCAGCAATAGCATATATCCGTATAAGACCAACGTAGAGCTCAACGAGGTACAGAAAAAAGCATATAATGACAACACAGACCAGTTTCTGCAAATTGAAACCGAAGAATACGGAACTTTGATTCTAAGAAATGTGTTTGGACTAGGTGCAAAGGAATGTCTCGGTCACTGGTCATACCCTGCTCTATCCAAGGATGAGTTCAACGAGAAAGTAAGCAATCTTACTTTCTACAAATCGGTCAGCTTCACCTACAACGATATTACCAAGCATAAGGAGAAATACTTGAAGAGAGTATTGGAGACGGAAGAATCGCTATCATTGGCATCTAGCTTCCGAGATTCTTTCGGGGCAAAGTGTGCCATCACATACAACAACCGTCTGCATCTGGCTAATGTCAGTACCACCAACCGCTCTACGGTAAACGGATATGTCTCCAATCAACTAGGGTATGCTAGGGTTATCACACACGTCAAATACAAGTACAATGGCAATACCTTGGAATCATACGGTGTAGACAGTCTGCAATTCCCTCTCGACCCAGTACTGGCTTTTCCAAGCGAAAATGTGATTTCTTACGAAGTATACGTCAACTACGGTGGTTCTTACTACCATAAGGAGGTCGAAATCTACGACAAGAACCAACTTGGTCTCTCATTCTATACCGAATATGATTCAGGCAAACTGCAATATATTAATTCAGATAAATTTGAGTCCATTTCGTCTTCCACTTGGAATCAGGTATTGGCAACAGCAACCTCCTTCCAGCCAGCCAACATATATTCTCCCTCCCTTGTAAAGGTGAGTGAAGCAGAGAACCCTCTTGTCTTTCCTGCAAAGAACAGCGTTCAGGTTGGTTCATCTGTAGTGAATGCGCTTGCAGCCAACACCCGACCTATCAGCGAAGGTCAGTTTGGAGATGCTCCTCTCTATGCTTTTACCGATGAAGGTGTATGGGTATTGATGCTGGGTAGTGAAGGAACCTATCAGGCTCGCCAACCAGCGCAGCGTGACATCTGTTCCAACCCGAAGGGCATCTTGCAGATTGATGATGCCGTTCTGTTCCCTACAGAGCGAGGAATCATGATGCAGCAAGGAAGGGAAGCTGTATGTATCACGGACGTATTGGACGATTATCCATTCGACTTCTTGCAGGTTTACTCCAACTCCACAAATGATAAGACCTACCCGAACAGATTGCTTGCGCTCGGAAATATCCCTGAGTCAGACGTGCAGTACGTGAGGTTCAGAACCTACCTACAGTCAGCAGATATGATTTACGACTATTACGATAGCCGTATCATTGTCTTCAACCCAAGCTACACCTATGCTTATGTGTATTCATTGAAAAGCAAGCTGTGGGGTACGATGCACAATGTATTCAGCAAGCGAGTAAACATCTATCCTGAGTCATACGCAATCAACGATAACGGAAGTATTGTTGATGTATATGTCAGGGAGCCAACGGAAGACGTGAGGTACTTCCTCTGTAGCCGACCGTTATCTCTCGGTCAGGAAGATGTACACAAGACCATGCTTGATTGTATAGCTAGGGGTAATATGAACGGTGTAGTGAATGGAAAATGCGGTATGGTACTATTTGGTAGCAACGACCTGAATAACTGGTACTTCATCGGTTCTTCTGCTATCAAATACCTCAGAGGGTTGGTTGGTTCACCATTCAAATATTTCAGAATCGTCATGATGGGATGTCTCAGAGTAAACGAGTCTATCAGCAGACTCTCTACCGACTTCCAGTCAAGATGGCAAAATAAACTCAGATAATTATGGCAGAAAAATTATTGAATTTCGATTATAGTAAGGCTACGTTTGGAGCATCCGTAGGATATATGGCTGGAAACATAATTAAGATTGCCACTTATGTCTCATTCGAGTCAGACACATATTTTGATGGTTTTATCTCTTTTGGAGATAACTATAAGTATGGTTTTATGAAAGACGGAAGATTCTATACCCAAGAAGGCATATATATTGCCCAACTCGGTATTGTTGATTCCACCATCACAAAGACAACTGGAACAAAACTCGTCAGAGAAACCTTTTCCGATGGAACATCAAACGCTCGCCCATTCCCTAGAAACGGAATAGAAACAACATCAGAAACAGGTGGAACAGAAGAAAGTGACAAAACAGAGGAAATCTTCTCCATCGCTACTCTACAGCCTAGAGAAGAAGTAGCCGCAAGTTGCTTGCAGTCTATGCTCCAGCAGTATGAAAATCCACTCAACATAGACAACACCAAGATTAAACAACTTGTAAGCAAGTCATTCTTGTTTGCTCAGGAGTTCATCAATCAGGCTGTTCTTTATCGTGAGAAGGAGACAACATCGGCAACCGTTGAGAACAACAAGTACGCATCAGTTGATTCTGATTCTCTCAGCAGCGACACCGATAAACTGCTCTACAACATAGCTACAGCTATCAACAACTTTATCGCTCAGGATAAGAATCAGTATGCCGACCAGCAGAAGAACGGATTGAAACTGGCTGCTACAGACGTAAATGTCAAGACCTTGCCTGAGAGTATCAATATTAATGCTGCTGTTACTGGTTCGGTAACTACCAAGCAGGAGTCCACGTCTAGTGGAACATAAACTTAGATAAATATTTTTTTGCTATATAAAAAATAAAGGGAAGCAGTCCGTGATGGATAGCTTCCCTTGCTTTATCTTAGCCTTAAACGACTAATCATTTAAAATGGATGCAAAGCGATTCTTGCTCTAACAGCCGAGCGGTTGCTGGCATCCTTTATCTTCTGTTTCTTATCCTCAGCGAGTGCCCAGAATCTATCAGCACCATCAGGATAAACAATCATCAACCATTCATAAAGGCATTGGTTCACGATGTAGTCATGCAAATAGACGGTCATGGTATGTACACTTGTCTTAGAAAAACCTTGCGGCATACGCATAGCCAAGTAATAAGCATCCTCATCATTTGTCGGGGAACCTATGCATTCTTCCCACTCGTTGGAATCAAAGCCGCCACCAAGCATTTCCACCTTGGTGAAACGGAAAAGCATTTCTCTGCAATCCTCTACTGCTGAGTCTAGAATCCTTGCTAACTTATCTCTGTTTCCTTCCTCTGATACATCAAACACATTCTTTAATTGTTTGGCATCTATACCTTTCTGCTTGGAATAAGAGTCAGCAAAAGAAAAAGCAGTATTCTTGATGTCATATACCAACTCATTCTTTTCCAACTCTATCATCACTTTATATCCTTTATTACAATACCTCATATCCTATCCTCCTATCTTGTTGGTCTTTTACGTGTATAAATGATTGCGTCAATCTTTAGCAGCAAAACGTTTGCCTTGGAGAGATAATCTTCCACCTTATCCTTATAGACTACTGAGCACCATTCTGCTACTATTTTGTTGACTACATAACTAAAAACCGTTGATTCTAAGGTCTTAAATAAACTCTCATTAAAAAGGCTGCTTACTCTCAGACCAAAGACCTCGTTACTGCCTGAGTCACACTTCTGCCATACAAGAATACTCTCCAAGGCTACGGAAACATCATCAATGGAATCTTCCCAAAAGCCTTCCAGCATTTCTCTATCAGCTTCCGTCACAAACACTTGGTCATACAGACTTTTTCCGTTTTTATCCAAGTTCTTTCCTCCTATGTAGGCAGTAGTTTTTGCCACCTCCTCATAGATGTTACTTTTCGTGATTGTCAATGTGAAATTTGCCATTCTTTATCTTTTTATAGAGTTTATAGCCTAATACGATTAACAGCATGCAGAGTGCCCCAAATGACCATACTGCATACTTCAACTGAAACTGCTCCCACTTGGAGAGTTGTTTTTCTACTGGGTAGAGAACTGGGATGGAGTCTCTTTTCAGGAAGGAATCCACCTTCACCTTATACACATTTTTATAAATGCTCTTCTCATGCCATCGGTCAAGAAAGCAAGTATCTCCCTTCTGTCTGAGGAAGATTGAATCACGCACAAAAACGCTGTCAGAAGTATGCAGCGTATCGTGTTTTACTACGTACCGACATATAACTTTTTCCATCGGGACGTATTTTGTCTTGCATCCCGACAGAAGAAAAGCCACCAGCAAGATACCAATCACGTATAGTGCTACTTGCCAAAAATCAGTATCGTACCATTTTACTTTCATAGGCTAAACATTAAAGACCTTCTTTGCTCTTGTAAGAAACTTTCGTCTTGATTCCAAGCCGTTGGTTCCACCATTGATTGTCTTGGTAATAGCCACGAAACTATCACTATCAGCCAGTTTGTTCAGGTCATGTTTCCACCACCACCACATAGCACTCTTCGTTGCTCCTAGCGGAAGCTCCAGCAACTGAGGATTCTCCATGATGTCACCAGTGCAATACTTGCTGTTCTGATAAGCCTGATAGTTGGCTCTGCCAGTAATCTGAATCAATCCCCTACCCCGATACTTGTAGCCATCACCATCTTTAAGGTTGCCGAGCATGTTCTTCAACTTGCCCACATCATACCTATGGAAGTAGTCCTTGTTGCCGAGTTCCTTGGTGTATCTCAGTTCACCACTTTCATGTGCAATTTGAGCCAAGAAATGAGCCATTCGCTTAGGAGCATCAATATGGAACACCTCAGCATAGCCATTGATATAAGGAAGAAACGCATCCACCTTATCCTTGGCATTCGGCATAATAGCCAAAATCTGTTCTCTTGTTACCTTCATATTACTTGCCCTCCTTCACTTGTTTCAGCATACTTGCGAGTTCATCCTTCACCTTGCTCTCAAAGTTGCCTAGTTTTGTCTTGAAATAAACGTTTACCCCGAATATTGCTCCAGAGTAAACCAATGTCTGACTGACATACCACAGCACACCATCAGACACCACATAATTGTTGAGAAAGAATGATAGGAAGGTGAGTACAACACCACTCACTAGCATTCCTATAGCTGCACCATATTGCAATCCTTCACGTACATTTGGAGTCATATCTTATATTTATATATTATTAATAATATGCAAAGATAAGAAATGATTCCCAATTAGTTACTTTATCCGTTTATTGTGTGCCATATTTTGCTGGTAGGATACAAGCAGTCAGGGTCTTGCAGATACTCGATAGCCATCAAAACCACCATTTCCTTCAACTCATCAGCATCTTTGCTATATCGCTCCAGCATCACATGATGGTCACTTCTCATCAGGTTCATAGTAACAGCCAAATCATGGATGGTATAGTCAGAAATATCATCCTGATGCTTGTCAAAGGCTTCTCTTATCTCATCATCCGAGAAGAAAGGAGCCGTATGCTTGGTTCCGTCAGCATCCTCATACCACATCTTGCTGATAGCATCATCGGCAAAGTGTTTGTCAAAATGCTCTTCGCTCAACACACCATACACCATCGCACAAAGATGATGCTCCTCCACATCGCTCAACTTGCATGAGAGATACTTGCCGACTGCCTTAGCTATAGCCAACATCTGTTCAGGAGCCATTTCCTGCTGATACTTTTCTACGAAATCTACGAAATTCATACCTATACAAATTAAAAGTTTATGATGTTGCAAAGATACGAATTTCTTAAACGCAGCACCATAAACTCGTAGATATTTCTGTAGCTATCTGAATATCAAACAAATACAGTTACGATAAAAACACCTCCTTTCTTTATTCGTCCTTAAATCTGGTTCTCTTCTCTCCACCCCTCGTCCAGATGTCGCTTTTCTTGCGTTTCGCCACCTTTCCGATAACGTCATTCTCGTAAAGTTCGGGCTTATTCTCCCTACCTTGGGTCTCTGAAGCAACACCACCATTCGGGTTGCCACCTTGGCTGGCATCAGGTTTCCCATTGCCATACCATTCCTTGTCACTTGGTTTGTCTGCAATCATAACTATAAACTATAAATTATTAACTATAAACTAAGCAGCAAGCGGTGGGTTCTGTCCGTCAGGACTCACCCCCTGACCGCTCATCATCTGCTGCAACATCGCCTGAGCCTTCGGATTGCTCTGTGATGCCTGAGCAATTTGTGCTTGAAGCTGAGGAGAGAATCCTTGTGGAGTCTCACCATTCTGAATGGCTTGCTGGTTGGATGCAACCGATTGCAGCAACTCCTCTCCAAATGGGAAATCTCCTACTTGCAGCAACTGCTCCAGCGTGATAGCCTGATTCTGCCACAAGGTCATAAGGAACTCATTTGCCATCTGTCTGTATACAGGAGTAGCCGTACTTTCCGTGATGTTGATGTCAAACTCCACGTCTCGTATCTTCTTAGGGTCATAGCGCACAATCTGTCCTGCCCTACCAACGATATTGAAGTTACGAGCCACGTCATAGTACTGCTGCATATTCTTCACGGTCTTGTAAGCACCATCAATGATGAACTGGCTGAATGTCTCCAATATATCAAGCAGCGACATGGTAGCATTCTGAGTCTGCTGTGCATAGAGCGAACCGCTCGTACCTGATACTCCTGGTTTACCTTGCAAGGCTCCGTTCACTCCCGATATATCCTCAAAGAACTTCAACTGATAGCTGAGCAAATCACCGATACCGATGTTCGTAGAGTTATTCGCCACTTGCTGAGGAACCTGACCGCTCTTGTTTGGCTTGTATCTCACCACACCATTGAATCTACTCCACTCATCGCAGAAATCATCCCAACTCATATCATCAGGAAGACAATCATCAGGACAGAGCAGCACACCCTTGGCACTCGCACGCATGATGAAGTCATACATCGTGATAAGTCGGTTCACGTATCTCTGCTGGTCAATCACATCTTCCACGAAGCTGTGAATCTCGCCATCAATAAACGGATAGAACTTAAAGCAGTATGGATGCTCACCATGAGCATAAGGAGTCTCGCCTTCTCTCAGAATATCACCGAAAGGAGAAAGATAGTAGAAATGCCAGTAATCATCCATAAACCACTCGGCATCAATCAGAGGAATATCCTCTTCCAGCATGCCAGCAGCCATACCTCGCCTGATTCTGTCTCTGTTCTCTGCATCTACAATATCAGCCTTATCCTCAATATCAATCTTGAAATCATCGCCATTGTTGTAGTCGTGGCATCGGTACCTTGGCTTACTCTCCTTGCGCCAAACCTCAATCACTCGGCAGAGCGAAGGGTTGGCAGGATTCATAAAGTCGATAGTCTTAGGGTCGAACTCACCGAATCGCTGAGTGCAGTCTGCAATCACGAAATCTCGGTTAGCCGCTAACCGGTATATTTCCTTCAACTTCCTAGCTTCAGCAGGAGACTTGGCAAACTCTCTCAGTACGTTGCCGATGGTAATGTCATGCACCTCACCCAAACAACTCACGTCCCAACCACGGAAATCCCTCATATTGTTGTCTATGAAGAAATTGTTCGGATTCACGTAGTCAGTCCAGCAATCCAACCTGCCTCTTCGCCATCCATACTTTTTCTTATAGATAGCAGCACCGCTTATCAGGAACTCTTCCATGGTTCGGGCATCCAGTTCCGTCTCTCGGTTCAGTTGTCGGTTACATTGCAGCACCACGCTCATGGTCTCACCATATCGTTTCTCATCCTTATCTCTGGCATTGCAGGTAGGTTCCTTGCTCTGGGAGCGATATACACCCAGCACATTCTTCACCAACCTACGGATAAGGTTGTTCTTCAATGGTTCGCTACCCTGCTCACGGATATAATCTTCCTCCATGATACGCTTAGTAAAACCACACTTGCTTTTGAACTCAATGGTATCTCCCCACTGGTCTCCATAGCAGTATCGCTTGTTTCGTAATCTTCTCTTTCGGAAGTTATCCATGTTGTTATAGTATCGTTGAGCCTCCAGCAAGATAGAGAAGGCACGCTCGTAAGGCTTGTCAAATCGGTTCTTGGATGCCTTCACGCTATCCAGTTCTTCCTTGTCAAGCACCCTACTCAACGATAGCAGTTTGGTTTCTTCTTTCTTCTTTGCCATAATTTATGATGTTGTAGGTTCAACAATATGTGCCAACTTTCTAGCCACTCCAAGGAATCCGCTTGCAGTATCGGTATCGCCAAGGCTGATACAAGTAAGATAGCCAGCCATGTATAAGATGGAATCTTTCAGGACGGAAGGCAGACTGATTTTCTGTTCGGTAGTGATAGATGGAACCTGAACGTAGATGAATGCCAACGTAGCATCCTGCTTTGTGCTGGTATATAGTTCGATACTCTTGCCGTTAGCCGTATGCACGATAGCCGCAATCGGTCGCTCAGGATTTCCCCTAACTCCATATTTGCAGTTCTGATACTTGTAGGCATCATCACTCTCTGAAATGATTTCAGCAGGACGGTTCCAGCCTTCTGCCTTCACAGAAAGTATTCTCAGCATATCGGTAGGCAAAACCATCTTACCCACGTAATAGCCGTTGCTATCCGTCCACGTTACAGCATTCTTACACGAAGTACCTTCCACCTCAGGAGCATCCGAAAGAATGATTCTTGCTGCATCTACGATTTTACTCTCAATAAGTTCTGCTTGCGAGAGTGTATCAGAATCGTCAGGAGCCAGCAAGCCAGCAGACTCTTGGTTTCTATCCAAGAGCACCTTCACCTCTTTCACTAAATCAGATACAGCATATTCTACCATTACTCTAAACCTTCTAGTTCAACACCATTTTCTTTAGCAATCGCCAAGATGTCTTCCTTGGTCTTCATCTTGGAACGGCTCACACCATAGGTCTCAGCCAGATAGTCCTTGGCATCCTCAACGTCTGTCACTACGTGGGTCTTCTTCTCGTCAGCCACTTTCTTCTTTGCCTTGGCAGCAGCCTTCTTCTTGGCTTCCGCAGCTTCCTTCTTCTCGTCAACACTCTCCACCAAGAAGAACTTGTCGTTGAACCAATAATGAGACTCGATAGCCTTCTGTACCTTCGGGTCTCTTGTCATATAGACACTACTTCCCATGGTCTTACCCTCAAAAACAATACGCATTCGCTCATCACCTACCATAACGCTGAATGCCAAATCAGTACCTGCTTGATATTTATTAAACATGATTATACCTTATTTATATAAGTGTTACTAAAAAAGGGATGGGGCTAGTGCCCACACCCCTCACTATTTAATGAATAATTTGCAATTCTACCTGCTTTTAGGCAGCAGCCTTGGTTACCTCTGTATCAGAAAGGCTATCTGTTGCAGGAACCGCAGCAAGGCGCATACGAGCGTGTGCCTTAGGGTACTTCAAGTACAGACAAGCTACCTCCTGAATAACTACTGCATCGGTGTTACGGATGCCAGCCTTCTTCAAGTCGAGCACGTTTCGAGTCCAAGACAAGTGTACTCGCTTAACCAAGAACTCAGGGTCAAGGGCAAAGCCGCAGTCGCTCATGCCGAAGATGTCAAACAACTCAGAGTGAATCATCAACACCTCACCGAAGTCAGTCTCCCAACTCTTGAACTTCAAGTCCCAAACCTCAACGGTGTCCTTCAAGCGGAACTTGTCAGAATCAATCTTACTGAATGCGCTCACGAAATCTGAACCAGCGATAATCACCTTGCGCTTGTTGCCGATACCAGTACCAACAAACAAGTCTTTTGAAATGTCAACCAACTCCAAATCAGTAATCACTCGTTCATTCTTGCCGTAGCCCTTCTTAATATCGTCAGCAGTAGCAACATGACCTACCTCAATATCCTTACCAGCCATCCACCAAATACCCTTGGTAAACCACTGGGCAGAGTTGTTCTTGGTAGTATGCTTGATACAAGCCATATCACCGAAGAGATAAGTACCTTCCATCGCAAGACGCATATCATAGATACTATCCTCCTCGATGTCAGAGAAATCCCAGTCTACTCGCTTAGCTGCAATCTTATTAAAGGTACTCTCCTCTACCTGAATCATGAAGTTCTGGCAGTACTGAATCTCAGAATCAGGAAGGTTGTTGAAACGACCTGTCTGTACATCCAACTCACCGCAACTCTTAGCCATACGGATAAGTACCTGACCCTTCTTCAAAACAGGAATGCCGATAGCCTGCTTGCTGACCAACTCACCATTTACAGCATACACAATAGGATAACCCTCTGTATCTTTACCGCAAACGCAAAGTTCCAAATCAGGAGTAGGAGCATCTGTAATTGTTGAATAGGCAACACCCTTATAGTTGGTAATAGCCTTCACACCCACCACTCGGATGGTATCATCCAAAGTAAACATTTCAGGGTCTTCTACCTTCAATACCATAGATGTACCAGTACTCTTCGTGGTATCCTCCTTGACGGTTGTCTTGATAGGACGTGTACCGATACTCCAATACTCAACTACAAACGAACTAGCAGACTTGGTTGTCGCATAGCGTGAAATCTGGTCAACTGGAGTAGCCATCGGACGAATCTTGGTAATCTTGTCGTTGATGTCGTTCTCATAGAACTCCGTACCATTCTCGTTAAAGTGCTCACGACCTTTTCCCTCAGTAGCGATACCATCATCCTGACGAGCCGCACCACCATTGCCAGCATCATCGGCAGCAGTAGCACCACCAGCTTCCGCAGCATGACCACTCTCGGTAGTACCGCCATCAGGCAGAGCCGCCTCAGCCATGATAACCTGACCATTCACTCCAAAAATAACTGCCATAACCATCAGGAAGACGGAAAGCAGCCGATTAAATGTACTTTTCTTCATTGTTATCCTAAATTAATTAAACATTATATATTATCTTTTTACCTTTTCTCATTATCGAATGTGTGTTCTCTTCTCGTTGCCACGCTGCCAGATATTACCCCTACGTGATATTCTACCAACAGCACCAAGGTCAGGCTGATTATCCGTAGGCTTGGTCTCCGCATTGGCAGAATCAAGGTCGGCAGTACCATCACCCTTCTTTCTCAGTTCAAGGTTCTTGACGTGCTTGCTGTTCTTGCCACGAACCTCACCTTCATGGGCAGCATCAGCCACATCAGTATCATGGTTCTTAGCCTTGATGAAAGCAGTAATCATTTCCTCTGTAAACTTGCCAGTCACCACATTGCGCATAGTCTGAAAGCACTGGTCAATTGCATCATTCACAGCTTCCTCGCCATACTTCTCTTCCAACTTATCGAATACCTCATAGCTGGAAGGCATATTCTTGTCATACTCCTCCTGCAACTTCTTGCCGTTGGCAGCATTCTGCAAGAACTCCGACTGAGCCGATGCAATTTCGTCCGCATTGTCAGGGTCTGAATAGTAATCAATGGCATCCTCACCATGTGTACGAATCAACTCAGCGTAAGGACTCTTGCCAGCCTTCATCGCTTGTAGGAAGGTAGCCGCCTCAGGGTCACTACCCAGCCAATCGCCCATCGCCTTTTCGTTATCCTTGTAACCCTGCAAAGCCTTCTGGTCGGCATCATAATCATCATTGATGGCTCCATAGATAGACTCATCATCCGCATACTCCGTATCAGGATGGCGGGTCTTCAATCTCTCCAAAGCCAAGTCTCTCTTGGTCTTGATATCTTGCTGTTTTGCAGCACCAGCATTCTGCTCAATATTTGTATTTTCGTCCATATATATATGTGTATATTTATAAATCAATGCCCAAAATTAATGCTTTTTTCCGATTTTCATCTTTTATCCGTTAATTTAGTCTAATCGGATGCGACTAATTCAATACTTTTTTGTATATTTGCAGGGTCAGATATGAAATATAAGGATTCACGATGCTATTTTATAGAGGAACGTGATGCTGATTTATTGAGGGCTTACAAAGAAATTATTAATGTAAGAGACAATATCAGACTCTCAGAGATTGAGGAAAAGCTAGCCCAATCTCCGAGCAGAAGATTTTGGGTTTCAGAAGACCGTGCTTATATAGTCATATTAGACTTACTGAAAGGAAAACCTCTTGATAACATGATTCCTACCCGAAAGGAAATGTATCAGGAGATTTTCAGACGATTCCAGATTCATAAGAGTAATGAGCCATATCTCAGTAATATGGATATTATCAAACGTGTATGTGCTGAAAAAGCACCCAGTTTCTATTTGACTCCTCAAAGCATACACGTAATTCTTAGCAGGGTGAGAAAGGAGGAGAAGCAAAGATGCTACGAGAGACGAAAGAGAAGATTGCGCTTTATGCTGGGTACATTATAATAATGTGTATCACTTTTCTTGGATATGATGGCATGGGTCTCTTTGACGATTGTTCTATTCAGAACCGACTAAGCTACCCTTTCTTTCATCAGAACATCTTTCATGCTGCCATCAACCTTTATGTTTTCCATCAATGCTACCGAGCCATCCCTTGTGGCATCGGTCACTTGGTGGCATTCTATCTTATAGCCATCAGCTATCCCTTCACCTCATCCGTACCAATTATCGGTCTTAGCGGATTTATCTATGCTTACATGGGCTTTATTGCCCCATACGTGGAGAATAAGGTAAGATACAATCTCACTATTCTCCTATATATCTGTGTTGGAATCTTCTTCCCTTGCATGGCAGTTGGAGTCCACATCTATTGCTATGTACTTGGTCTGTTGTGGGGTTATCTAAATGCACCGCTATGCCAAGACAAGTAACCACAAAACTGACTGATGCTGTAGACAAACATGTGCTTGGCATCCTGAAAGAGAACGAGAAACGAATCAAGGAAATCAACACGCCATTCAATCCTATCAAGGGTGAAGGTTGTGGAGATAAGCGTTTCCTGCTCTTCCTTCCTGATTTCCCGATTCAGAGACAGCAGCTTCCAGTTTCGATGAAGAAGATTCCGCTCGTCAAGATGCTCATCGAGTTTGGTAGCTGCAAGGCGGTAATCGAGGAACTGCACAAGGATATAGACGAACCATACAACCTAGAGGAAGAAACGGAGCAACTGGTGGAGCAGTTTACTCGCATCAGAATGAAACACGACCCTTTCTTCTTCTTCGCCACATTCATCTATATCAAGCCGAAAGGTGGAGGTCTCCCCTTTCGCTTTGTGCTCAGAAGACCGCAGCGCAGACTGCTCAGGTGGCTGGAGGAGCGAAGAAAGAAGAATCGCCCTATCCGACTCATCCTGCTGAAAGCCCGACAATGGGGAGGTTCTACGGTTATTCAGATGTACTTCCTCTGGCTGCAACTCATGTGGCAGAAGGGTCTCAACTCGCTCATCGTGGCTCAGGTGAAGGACACAGCAGAGACCATCCGTGGTATGTTCGAGGAAGCTCTGAAAAACTTTCCTACCAAGTTCCTCTACGAAATGGGAGAAGCATTCTCTGAGAACGAGCCGAAGTTTGTTGGAGTGGGAACATCAGGCAACGTAAAGAAGGTTCCTCAGCGATTCTGCAAAATTAAGGTGGGTTCCATGGAACGACCATTGTCAGCCAATGGTGAAGACTACAACTTGGTACACCTTTCCGAGGTTGGTTTGTGGAAAAAGACGGATGGTAAATCTCCTGAGGAGGTAGTACAGAATGCTACCAATGGTATCTTGTACCGACCATACACGATGATTGCCTATGAATCCACAGCCAATGGTACTGGCAACTTCTTCCACAAGGAGTGGCTTGCAGCAGTCAAGGGAGAATCTCAGTTTGAGCCGTTCTTTGTTCCTTGGTACGAGATATACGATATGTATCATCTTGAATTTGAAAGCAAGAAACAGAAGGTTGAGTTTGCCAAATGGCTATATGAGAACCGCAACAATACCAATACGATGTCCGACCGAGAGGAGCCATGTACCTATCTTTGGAAGTTATGGACACTGGGTGCTCCACTGGAAGCCATCAACTGGTATATTGCCGAGCGTAAAAAGTTCACCGACCATGCCGACATGGCTGCTGGCTACCCTACCGATGATATTGAAGCATTCAAACATTCAGGAGCCAAGGTCTTTGCAGAGGACAAGGTTGACAAATTCCGCAAGGGATGCCGAGCACCTAAGTTCATCGGTGATGTTTATGGTGATGGATATAAGGGCAAGAAGTGTATGCAGAATGTCCGATTCTGTGAAGACAAGCAGGGGCAGTTGTGGATATGGAGCAAGCCTGAGACATTTGACGATTGTAAGGTAATAAACCGCTATCTGGTCGTAGTGGATATTGGTGGACGTAGCAAGAATGCCGACTGGTCTGTTATCTGTGTCTTCGACCGCTATTGGATGATGGAAGGTGGCAAGCCGTATGTGGTAGCCCAATGGTATGGGCATATTGATATGGACTTGCTGGCATGGAAGGCGGCTCAGATAGCCAAATACTACAACGATGCTCTGTTGGTGATTGAATCCAACACCTTGGAAACGAAAGACAAAGAGCACATCTTGGAAGGTGGTGACCAGTCTGAGTTCATCCTGAATCAAATCAAGGACGTATACGACAACCTCTATGCACGCAAGCAGAGTGAATCAGACATCAAGAATAAGGTTCCAGTGAAGTACGGATTCCATACCAACGTGGCAACCAAGCCGATGGTTATCTCAGTATTGGTTCAGGTTATCCGTGAACAACTCTATGTAGAGCGAGACGATAGATGCTTAGATGAATATCTCACATACGAGAAGAACGGAACCGTATACGAGGCAGCAGACGGAAAGCACGATGATTTGCTCATGACTAGAGCCATCGGACTCCACATCTGTTTCAATGAAATGGAAATGCCTAAGATGATTTCCATTCAGGCAAGAGTAATGAGAAGAAAGGTTTCTGTTTCGGCAGCAACCATCATATAGTTTCAAACAATAATAATTACGATTATGAAAGTAACAAAGATTTTCAAGCGCATCAAGTGCGAAATCATGTACCGCCAAGCTACGGCTAAGGCAGACTACGCATCCAAGAAGAACCATGGTGAAATCTTCTACGTCCTTCCTACGCAGAAGGGCAACCTCATGATTATGAACCGCTCACTCTTCGAGGCATTCAAGAAAACCAAACTGGTAGACAACGACATAAAGGTCAGAGACCTCTTCAAGGATTGTGTCTACCATACCAACTGCAAGAGTGAGAAGGGAAAGCGCAGCCGCAAGCGCAAATTTCTCAGATGGAAGGGCTTAATCTAAAATTTTTCTGCCATAAATAAACGGATAAAAGATAGGTGGAGAAAATTCTGCCTATCTTTGCCTATTATTAATAATGTGTACCAAATATGATTTATAAAATAGTACAAGGAAATAGTTTCAAACTCCACATCTTGGTGCGGAAGATGGACGTATCGAAAGAGTTCCAGCGACTCGTTGACTTTGATATGAATCTGGCTACCGACATCAGAGTAGAGTTGTCAGGCTGTTTCTGCAATACAATTTCTGTTCCAGTTCAAGTAGCAGGAATCCAAGGCAACGTACTGATATGCGACATTCCTTCCACCCTTGATTACGGAAACTATAACGTCAGGGTATCATGGAAGTATGAGGGCAGCGAAATGGTCAGTATAGAACGGAACCTTCTGAGAATCGTAGAACACAACTCTATGAGTAATGTTCCTATCGGCATCACGGAAGGAGAACATACTGGCTTATTCAACCTCCGCTACTACATCGTGACCGAGAATCAGTCTACTTGCCCTATTTCTTTCATCGTTGATAACGCCAAATTCAGCTACACCATCAATGGTGAAACCCAAATGGTGGAGAGTCAGGAGAACTTCGTGATTAACGGAACTATCAGCAACGGAAAGAAACTGGAAGCTCAGTTCATGCCTATAGAAGGTTTCAGCATCGGTCAGGTAAAGGTTATCATGGACGGAAAGGACGTTACTGCTGAGTATTACAACAGCAACACACACAAGGTCTTCATCCCAGCCGTATCAGGCTATGTTACCATCACAGCAAGTGGAACCGTCAAGGCAAGCTATTATGGTGCATCGTCAGCCAAGAATATGAGCGAGTTGAATATGGAAGACCTCACAATGTACGAAGGCACTCTTGTCGGTCAGACTCTTACCATCACAACAACGGAAGAGAAACCATACATCTGGTTTGCAAGCCGCCAGCCGCTCATCTTCAACCAATGCGGCTTCGAGGCATCCATGAACACCACAAAGCTAGGTGACCTTTACTACTATTGGTCAGACGAACTTGTAGCTGGTGACGATAACGAATATCAAATTAAATTAAAAGAATAATATGGCAGAAAAGAAAAAATACAACAGCATCCTTGTAAGTGGGCGCAAAGACCAGACTCTGACATATTCAAAGTACGTCAAAGACGAGGAATCGGGAGAATCCGTCAAGGAATCACTCGACAAGAAGGTCAACGTCACTGATGAGTTAACAACTCAGCAAATCAAGGATGGTGCTATCACCAACGAAAAGATGGCTGCTGATTCTGTTGGTAACTCCAACCTCCAAGATGGTTCTGTCAGCAACGAGAAACTGGAGGATGGAAGTATCACCAACGAGAAGTTGGCAGAGAACTCCATCACCAAAGACAAGTTGAAAGACAACACCATCGGTGTAGAGAAGTTAGACCCAGAGCTTCGCCAGACTATTAATGCAGCTACTGGTCTTCCTGAGAATTTGGTAGAAACCATTCAGAACGTAGATGATACACTGAAAAAACATCAGAGACAGCTAGATGATAAGCAGCAGCAAATCACCGCCAACGATGAAGACATTTCATTATTGCAGACTCGCAGTACTCAGATGGAAGAAACCATCAAGGATATTGCTGCTACTGGTGGTGCAAGTCAGGCTAGTGCTGTTACTTATAATAATGAGAAGTCAAAACTTACCGCAATCAATATCCAAAGTGCAGTGGATGAGGTTGTAGACAAAACAGCTATCAAGGATGAGGAAGAAGCGGTAGTAGAAACTCCTTTCCGCTACATTCAGAATGAAGAGTTCATCTTTGCCAAGGTGGATGCAGAAGACAAACTTCTCTTCGGTTTTCAGTGGGATGGTACTCCAGTATTTGGTAAGACAAGTGCAGTAGAGGACAGATTGCAGTCACAAGTAAATCTATTGGCTGATAAGATTACCACTATCTTGGGTGATGATGATACTACAAGTGCTATTGACACATTGAAGGAGTTGAAGAAGTTCTTTGCTGAGATTGAGAATACGCAGACCCTTGCTAACATTTTGGCTAATCTTGATAATGTTGCAAAGAACCTTGATAAGACAACTATCAAGGACGAGGAAGGCAATGTTCAAGATACTCCATTCAGAGTTATAGAGAATGAGGAGTTTATTTTGGCAGTAGTAGATTCCGAGGATAGATATCTCTTTGGTATCTACAGAGCAACTGGCAAGCCTTATTATCCTCTCAATGAAATGTATCACGTTGAGCAGAATGAAGAGTTCTTCGCTGTCTGGCTTGATGCTGCTAATCATGTGCTCCTTGGTATCAGAAGAGACGGAGAAATCATTGGAGAAATCCATGCAGTCAATGCCTTGAAACAAGTTGTCTCTCAGCTTCAATCAGACCTTGCATCGTTGCAGGAGAAGGTAGGCACAATAGATACCAACCTCAAAGAACTCCTTGATGTCTTCTCTTTGCAGGAAAATCCTGAGTATCTTGCAGTTGAGCAAGATGCAGAAGGAAAGGTTCTTTCTGCAACAAATCCCGATGGCAGTCACTATATCCATAATGCTAAGTCTGAAACTATCCCAACAGAGTTTTCTCATATTGAAGACCCTGAAGGAAGAACTGAGATAACTACAGATGCAGAAAATAAGATTCTTGGCTACAGAGATTCAGAAGGTGTTCACCATGAATCTGGAATGGAGGTAGAGCAATTCTATCAAAATGGGAAAAAGGTAGAATATGCTACCAAAAACTATGTAGATACAAAGCCTATAGATGATTCAGAAATAGCATTATCTAGACTTGATGGAGTTGTAGATTATAGTTTGGAAAATCTTTTTGACAAGAACAAGATTAGAACGTATGATTCTGATTTTGCTACTAAAGTTTTTAATGCTATTGGAAGAAAAACTGGAGTTACTGGATGCTACTCTAATAATATTCCATGCAAGGAGGGAGATTGGTTTACTCGTAATGATTTCGGCACTGGAATAGTTGTAGTTCTCGATAAGAATGACAACATCTTAGGAGACGTAAAGAATGTTGCTTATAAGCCTACTTTTCAAATCAAGGCATCAGAAAATCAAGACTTCTCAAAAGCAGTTTCTGTAGTTATGGTAGTAATGCTTAATGCTCTTGATACAGAAAGAATAGTAAATGCAAAATATGTTCCTGCAAAAGAAGAGGATGCTATTCGCATTCCAAAACTCAAAGTTGGACAAGAAAACATAGAGCTTGGAATTACAACTTATGTAAAGGGAAGTAGTGGTAGATATTATTCTCTCAATGTAGAAGATTTAGAAGGCTCCCCACAGATTAGTTTGGTAAAGTTGGAAGGAATACCTTCATCAGAGTTACCATCAGACTTTCCTAAATTTACAATTAGTGGAAGCTTTTCCGACTACTATAAATCACTTGTGTTGTGTCCTATAGAAGGCGGGACGGAGTATCTTCTTGAGCTAGGAACAAATGGGTTAGTTTCCAGATATTTAAAGAAAAAGGTAAATTGTCCTCGGTTGATAAAAGAAAATGGTGTACAATACTATTATGGAGTTGATGGTTATCTAAATATATCAAATGGCGAATTAAACATATATAAGGCTAAAGATGAGACTTTTGAGTTAGTAAAAGGCAATATAAGAGATTCGGAAGGCAACAATATAGAGCCACATGACTGCTTGGTACTATCTGTAAATCCTCTTCATGTAATATCTCAAAGGTATGTTAGTAATCAAAAAACTATAGTAGATGGAGTAGAAAAGACGGTGACATCACTACATGTCGAGGAACAATATAATGGTAAACGTGTTTGGTTATGGAAATCGGAAGATTACCCAGAGCTTTGGAAAGATAGTCATTACAAAGGTAATGATGCAGACTATTTGCACAATAATACTATCTGTATTGATAAAGACAATAATCTTGTGCTAAATAACAAACATGCAAACCAGATTCTTGTAATTTCTCGTACATGGTCAGATGATACTCACATTGGTACTATTGGCGATATTCTTTGGAAAATTGGAGGAAACCAAGGTAGCAACTATAATTATGATGTAGCAACACGTATAAAAACAACTACCCAACAACAATGGTTTGAATGTCATGATGCAGTTGTTGATAGTGAAGGTTTATACACCTTGTTTGATAACAGAGAAAGTGGTGCGTCAAGAATTGTAGAATTTAACATAGATACCGAGAATAAAGCTGTCAAGAACTTCAATTCATTCACGTATCAGTCTTATAGAGGTCGTTATATGG